ACGCTGTGGCCACACAGCTCGACACCATCACCGGGCTGCGGTGCTTCGCGTACCCTCCGGACAGCATCACTCCACCCGCGGCCATCGTGTCCTACCCGGAAGAGCTGGCCTTCGACGCCACCTACTCCCGGGGCGCGGACCAGGTGACACTCCCGGTGATCGTGGCCGTGGGGAAGGTCCACGACCGCGGCACCCGGGACCTGGTGGCCGCGTACGCGGACGGCACCGGGGCCAGCTCCATAAAGGCCGTGCTCGAGGCCGGCACATATTCCGCGTTCGACACGGTGCGGGTGGCCCGCGCAGAGTTCGACGTCGTACGAATCGGTGGCACCGACTACCTGGCGGCGCTGTTCGACCTGGACATAATCGGAGACGGAGCGTAGGGAAATGTCGAAGGTTCACGGGAAGGTCACGTTCGTCTCCCTGGACGGGGACGACCTGTCGCAATACTGCGACAATTCGGAGCTGAAATTCGAGGCCGACGAACACGACGTCACCACGTACGGCAACGATGGCCACGTGTTCCTGGGCGGGCTCACGTCCGGCACGGTCACCATTTCCGGGAAGTACGACTCCACGTCGGGCACCGGGCCGCGGGCCGTCATCCAGCCGCTGCGTGGGACCGTGGTCGTGCTGATCCACCAGCCGGAAGGCGCCGGCTCGAGCCTTCCGCAGGACGAAGTGGACGTGCTCGTGAAGAGCTACGTTCAGACGCACCCGGTCGCGGACTACATCATGTGGTCCGTAGAGCTGACCATGAGCGGCGACGTCGATTCCACGGCGCAGTCCGCATGAGCGGCGTGGACCGGGAAGCCCTGTTCAAGGCGCGGCTCCCGGAGGAGGAGTACGAGCTGCCCGGGCTCGGCGTGCTACGCATCCGCGGCCTGTCCCGTGGGGAGGTCCTGGCGGCGCAGCACGACGACCCGCGGCTGGCCGTGTTCGAGCGCCGGCTACTGGCCCGCGGCGTCGTGGACCCGAAGCTCACGGAGACGGACGTGGGCCGCTGGCAGGAGGCCTCACCCGCGGGTGAAATGGAGCCGCTCATAAAGCGGATCGAACGCCTGTCCGGGATCGGAAGCGAGGTCGAAAAGGGCGCATACGAGTCGTTTCGAGACGAACCCGGACCTGGAATTCGAGATGTTCCTGGCGACGAAACTGGGGATGACGGTGGGCCGGCTGAGGCAGGAGCTGGCGGCTGACGAGTACATGCGATGGGGCGTGTACTTCGCACGGAAGGCGCAGCGGGACGAGCTGGCACGGCTACAGCAGGGAGGCGGCGGACAGTGACCGTGAACGTCCAGGACCTGCTCGAGCTGCTGGCCACCCTGGTCGTGGTGCTGGCCGGCGTGACCGCTGGCGTGGTGTGGCTGCGCCGCTGGCTGCGCCGGCAGGTGTCCGAACCGCTGGGGCTCGTGCAGGCGGAAGTGACAACCAACCACGGCGCCAGCATGAAGGATGCCGTGGACCGCACAGAACGGGCCGTGCAGACGCTCACGCGCCGTTTCGAGGACCACCTGGCCGTGGGCCACGCAGGCGGCGCAGTGGCGCCCGTAGTGGTCGTGGAGAGGCCGGCCCGCGATGCCTGAACCGATCCACGTCGAAGGCCTGCGGGAGTTCTCGCAGAGTCTGAAACGGCTGGACTCCGACATGCCGAAGGTGCTTCGGATCGGGCTGAACGGTGTGGCCGACGTCGTGGTGAACGAAGCCCGCCCGCGGGTCCCGTCCCGGTCGGGGAAGGCCCGCAGGTCCGTGAGGGCGAAGAGCACCCGAACCGCTGTCCGTGTCGCGGGCGGCGGCGCACGGGTGCCCTATTACCCGTGGCTGGACTGGGGCGGCAAGGTCGGCCGTGGCGGGTCCGTGGTGCGGCCGTACCAGCGGCAGGGCCGGTACATCTACCGCGCATACTTCGCCAACCGTGACCGCTTCGGTGAGCTGCTCGAGGACGTGCTCGTGGACGTGGCGCGGCAGGCCGGCATGGAGGTCGAACGATGAGCAGCAAACCGCAGGTAACCCTGACCTTCGCCGGGGACCATGACCAGCTCACAAAGTCGTTTGACAAGGTGGGCGAGTCGTCGAAGGGCATGGAGAATGACGTGGGGCGGGCGTCCAAGTCGCTCCGCGACAGCGGGGATTCGTTCGACCGGGCGGGCCAGGGGGCAGACAACCTGGACACGAAGGCTATGGGCTTCCGCGACACCCTCACCGGGGTAGAGGACACCGGGCGCGGCGTGTCGATGATGATGAAGGGTGACCTGTTCGACGGTGCCCTCATGCTGGGGATGGGCCTGGGCGACCTGGGCTCCGGGCTTTACAACTTCGTCATCCCGGCCATAAAGACCGCGTCGGTGTCGATGCTGCAGAACGCCGTGGGCACCGCTCGAGCCACGGCGTCCACAGTCGCGCACGGCATCGCCACGAAGGCGTCCGCTGTGGCCACGGGGGGCCTCACCATCGCGCAGCGCGGCCTGAACCTGGCCATGCGGGCGAACCCGATCGGGCTGGTCATCACGGCACTGTTCGCCATCGGCGCCGCGTTCGTGCTGGCGTACAAGAAAAGCGAGACCTTCCGCCGCATCGTCACCGGGGTTGTGAACGGTGTAAAGGCCGTGGTGCGTGGCGTGGCCGATTTCATCTCCGGGGCGTGGCGGCGGGCGTTCGGCGCCGTGCGGTCGGCGTGGAATAGCACCGTGGGCGGAAAGGGGTTCAGCGTCCCCGACTGGGTGCCCATCATCGGCGGCAAGACGTTCCGAATCCCGCGAATGCACAGCGGCGGCATCGTCCCCGGGGCGCCCGGGCAGGAGTCCGTGGCCATCCTGCAGGCCGGGGAGCGCGTCGAACCCTCGAGCAGGGCCGGCGGCCGAACCGTGCTCGAGCTGCGCGGCGACGGTGAGCTGGCGCGGCTCCTGGTGGAGCTGCTGCGTAAGGCCATTCGCACGCAGGGCGGGGACGTCCAGGTTGTGCTCGGCGGCGCGTGATGGCGGCGCTGGACGTCCACGTGGAGCTGTGGATAGACGAAGAGTGGGTGGACATCACGTCCGACGTGTACACGCGGGCGCCCATCACGATCACACGCGGGCGCACCGCGGAAGGCGGGCAGGTCGAACCCTCGAGCTGCACGGTGACCGTGAACAATCGGGACGGCACCTACTCCCCGCGGAACCCGTCGTCCACGTACTTCGGGAAGATCGGCAGGAACACGCCCATCCGGGTGCGCGTCACCGCGTCCGTTCGTTTCCTGGGCGAGGTCGCGGCGTGGCCGACGAAGTGGGACAAACCCGGGAAAGACGTTTACGTGGCGCTCGAGGCCGCGGGCATGATGCGCCGGCTGGGCCAGGGCAACGCGCCCGCACCTTCGGCGCCGCGGCGCTACCTGCTCACCACGTCACCGACCGCGTACTGGCCGCTCGAGGACGGGCCACAGACTGTGGAGGCGCAGCTCGCGGCGGGCGCCGGCTCCGGGGTGCGGCTCCCGCAGGGTGTGGCCGCTCCGCAGGTGTGGGGCCAGGGGAAGCTGGCCGACTGGCTACCACCGACAGCGCAACCGAACGCGGACATAGCTGGGGTGTTCCGCGCGGACGTCGCCATGAGCGGCTTTGACGACACGTGGACGGTGGACGTGATCCGCTCCGGGGGTAGCTCCGACCCGGCAACGGTCGGCGGCACCCTTGTGAGCGCCGTGTGGAACGCTGGCGGGGACGACGTGTTCACCATTCTGCGGTTCAATCAGGATGACTCGGAAATCGCCATCGACATCGGATTTTCGACCCTGGCCACGGCATCCGTGGACGCTTCGCTGTGGGATGACAACCCGCACCACGTCCGGCTGCAGGCTGTGCAGGACGGCGCGGACATCGACTACCGGGTGTGGATAGACGGTGCGCTCGAGCTGTCCACCACGGACGCCGGGGAAACCCTCGGGCCCGTGCATCAGGTGGCCTGCACTGTGTCCGTCACCGTTTCCGTGCCGCTGGCGTTCGGCCATTGGGCTGTGTGGACCGACGCGCCCACCCTGGCCGACGCTGTGGACGCAGCGTTCGGGCACACCGGGGAGACGGCGGGCCGGCGCATCGAACGAATCTGCAGTGAGCAGGGCATCCCGTTTATCGGCGTGGGCGACCTGGACGATACGACCCCGATGGGGCCACAGGCGGCGCTCCCGCCGCTCGAGCTGCTGCAGGAGGCCGCGGCTGCGGATCACGGCATCCTGTACGAGTCCCGCGTCCAGCTCGGGCTCGAGTACCGCACCCGTGCCGACCTGTACGACCAGGCGCCGGCGCTGACCGCGGACTACTCCACGAAGGTGTTCTATGGGCTTCCGGAACCCGTGGACGACGACCGTTTCACCCGAAACGACGTCACCACGAAACGCCCGCACAGCGGGGAGGCCCGCGCAGTGCTCGAGGCCGGCGCGCTGTCCACAGCGGACCCTCCGGACGGTGTGGGCACCTATGACACGTCCGTCACGCTGAACCTGGCCGGGGACGGGGACCTGGCCCATCACGCGGCGTGGCTGCTGGCCCTGGGGACCGTGGACGAAGCCCGCTATCCGCGGCTGGCGTTCCGGCTGAACGCCGTTCCGGGCATCGCGGACGACATCGCCGGCCTGGACCTGGGCGACCTGGTGCGGATCACCGACCTGCCGTCGTGGCTTCCACCCGACGACGTGGACGCGCTCGTACAGGGCACCGTCGAAACCCTCGAGTCGCACATGCGGGACATAGAGCTGACCACGGCGCCGGCCTCCCCGTACGACGTGGCCGCGTTCGCCGCTACGGAGTCCGGGACCGCGGACAAGTTCGACACCGCGGGCTCGGAGCTGGCCGGGGCCATCGACACCGACGACACCACGCTGTCTGTGGAGACGACCGCGGGGCCGGTGTGGACCACGGACGACGCAGAGGACGGCTTCGACCTGTACGTGGGCGGGGAGCGCGTCACCGTCACGGACATATCGGGCTCGAGCTCGCCGCAGACTTTCACGGTCACACGGTCCGTGAATGGTGTGGTGAAGAGCCACGCCATCGGCACCACGGTGCGGCTGTGGAAGCCCGCACGGTTCGCGCTATGAGAGGGCAGGTGTAGTCATGGGGCTGGGAGCTGGGGCCACGGTCATCGCGCCGGGTGATCCGGACGTGCAGGTGTTCACCGGGGACGGCACGTGGACGAACCCGGGCGGCGCCCGCGGTGTGATCGTGGAGGTCGTGGGCGGCGGCGGCGGCGGCGGCGGGGCGGATAATGCGGGGTCCGGGCAGTGTTCGAAGGGCGGCGGCGGCGGCGCTGGCGGCTACTCCCGCGCCCTGGTCCTGGCCGGGGACCTGGGCTCCACGGAAGCTGTCACGGTCGGTGGCGGCGGGTCGGGCGGATTGGCGGGTCCGAACGCCGGCTCCGCGGGTGAGGCGTCATCGTTCGGCGCCCACTGCGACGCGAACGCTGGAAGCGGCGGCGCCGCGGGCACGTCATCGGCCACGCCCTTCGGCGCGAGCGGCGGCGCTGGCGGCGTGGCCGGCACGGGGGACCTGGCCGCGGCGGGCGGCGCCGGCAGCGCATCGTACGGCGGGCCGTCCCTGGGCATGAGCGGGAAGGGCGGGGACTCCGCGTTCGGCGGCGGCGCCGCGGCCAGGTCGTCGGCGGGATCGGGGCAGTCCCTGGCGGGCTTCGACGGGG